CTCCATTTGATTTATAATCCAATGCAGTTAGGACTCTGTTTGTGTTTCCGCTATCTGATTTAATCAAAGCCATTAACTCTCTCCAGTTCTAGTTGCTTTTGTTTTCTAGCCAAGGTATTAGCTATTCTGCTTGCACTTAATTTCGCTTGGTGTTCAGGTGTTCTCGGAGTTTTAGGTTTTCCTTTTAAAGCTTTATTTCTAGCTACCAATTTTTCTATCCACTGTTCCGGCTTTTTTGTTCCTTTTACACCTTTTCCAATTTTATCTTTATGCTCTTGGCTTAGAATTTTACCTTTTCTTTGAACTGACGCGGCTTTCTTTCTATCTTCATCCCACGTTTTTCCCATGTTTCCCAAACTAATATTTTTACACCACTCTTCAGTTCGCTCAGCACCTACGGTACCATCTCCTCCAGAAGTCAAATTATAACCAAATTCTCTTTTTTGAGTTCCAAATACCAGAATTGCTAGTCTTTCCCAATTATCTAAAGATTCTTTTGAATCTGTTGTTCCTATATGTATAAAAGTAAAGTTTTCTTTACCATATTTACTCATTGCTGCATACAGTGCGGGTTTATAGTCTTTACCATTTAAAGCGCACTTTGTATTGTAGTTCCAATAGTACTCTAAGTCTTGGACAATTTGTCCAAAATAAATTTTACTATTAACTTTGTTTTGAATTGCATAAATAAACATTAAACTCCTCTACCACTTCTTATTTAGTTCTTTTGCCAATTCATGCAATTCTAAAAATTCACAATATAGATGTAAGACATATACTGAAAATGGTGTATCTAAAGCAATCTCCCCCGGAAATTCTTTTTTAAACTGGTTAATAACATTATTTTTAATAACATCATAACGTTTCAGGGGCATTTTGTACCTCCGATTACTTCTTCTTTTTCTTCTTGTCGTCCTTCTTTTCAACCTTCTTCAGTAACTTCTTGTCGTCCTTCTTATCTTCCTTCATAAAATCCTTCATTACCTTCTTCTTATCTGCCATTATTTCTCCTTATTGGTATATATCAGCCAGAGGGTCATAATAACTCTCTTGTGCTTGTTGCATAGGCGAATTTATAGATTGATACGCCGTTACCGGATTATCGTCCATCAAGCCCGCTTCATTGAACTTGGCATATTTACCAAGGCAATACATCATATCGTGAATTTCTTTAGACTTTTTATCTGCTGTGTAAGCTTGGTCTATATAGTTTACTCTAGCTTCCATATCAGCGTATCCACCAAACTGCTCCACTAAAAGAGAGATTGCTGATACAATATCATCGTGCTGATCGTCACTAGTTCCTGTAAACTTTTCTAATTCACTGTATATCTCTTCTAAACCTTCGCATGAGTTTAAAAAGTAAAGTCTCTCATCTCCTAATAACCTTAGAACAGGCTTTGCTTTAAGCTGTTTGGAACGTAACTTGCTTCCATACCCTAGTGTACAATATTCAACTGGTATAGAGATTTGAAGTTTATCCATCTCTCTGCGAAGTTCTCTGCCCATCCACTTTACACCTACCGAATCTTCGATAGCTATGCGCTTAGGCTTCCACTTCTGACCGGCTGTAGCAATTACTTTAGGCAAATCAAATTCGTTGAACCTTCCACGAATCATATTGATTATGTAAAATCTTCCACCAAAAATTAATGCTGTAAGAATTACTGTGTAATCTGCCCATTGCTTTGTGCTGTACGCCGTGTCTATGGCCGTTACTACAACTCCTTGCGGAGGGAATTGTGTGTGCGGTATAGTTCTACGCGTTAACAACTCTCTAGGGAACTTGACCTTATTTATCTTTCTAGGGTTATTTAAATACTTGATTGCAAAGTTGCCGGATTCAGCATCGGTACGCTTTTCTTTAAATAAGAACTCATACGTAAGCCTTTCTGGAAACCAAAGGATATAATCATCCTTCTTCATTTCTTCTTCAATCTTTCCAGTTTTTAAAGCTTCTGGAGTAGGCCACCAACATGCTCTTAAATAGGTCTTCAAAAATACATTACTATCAAAAATACCGCTATCAACGGAACCTTTGATGTTGTCAGTTAAACCTTCTTCAATAGCAAATTTCTCTTCTTGCTTAATTCGAGTTCCGTAGTAATCGCCATCATCATACCAGGTGCCAATAATATCAAAAAATCCAAAAGGATTAAGCATAGCCTTATTAATGCTTATTTGCTTATTAACAGTTTCCATTCTAGTTGTTGTTTGACTATTTTCATTTGTGACCACATCGTCAAGTTTCAAGCACATGAAGTGCATCCCAGAAAGTGCTTGTTCAATTGATGCTGCTCGTATGGTAGGTTCTTTATCATCTCCACCGGCAGGAGTTTGAAACTCTAGTTGACCGCCTTCTGTAGGCATTACACAATGTTCAGGAAACAATACTTGGAATAAACTATCAGACCATTCTCCAGTTACTTTGTCCATTAACTGTCTAGGTCCGTATGTTGGCTTTCCTTTGCTCTCTTCATTGCTTATTTGGTCTAGTGTAAAATGTTGTTTAGCTTCTCCTACGAAATCTCCTGCCAGTCTGTACACACCTGTTAAGATCAAAATAGTTATTGCTGGAAAGCATATAATCCATTGTACACAGTCTGCAATGTCAATGCTGGACTTGAATCCGCCTCTAGGAACTAACAGAAGTCTTTCTTTAAGGTCAGTATACTGAAGTGCAAACTCCTCAAACGATTTATATGTTGGGTCTTTTTGTACGAAGAACTTATTGCAAATTTCTTCGTGAGTTTTTACAGTCGTTTGATTGTACTTTTCAAGCATGTGGCACAAAAAGTATAAATTTGTTTGCGCCATGAACCTATGTTTTAGTAAATTGTTTACATCATCAACTGATAAAGTCGCTTTAGTTTTTCCTAACTTTACTGCCCACGTTTTCAAAACTTTGTCTTGCTGCGCGTCTGGTAATCTTTTAAAACTAGTCAATGCTTTTATTGCGAACTTAGGTTCGTCTAAATCTCTGTACTGGTAGTTTGGCAAGGTTCGGCAAGTTGTGTAAAGCTCCTCTAACTTTTCTAGTCTCATATTAAAACACCGCCGCCGTTATTTTCGCCCCTGACACTAGGAACGGATTAACCACATTCCAAGTTCTCACAAAAGGGTTCTTACTAGGATGCAAATAAGAGTGAGTTGCTTTATCTTCTACTTGTTCTCCAATCGCTACCATTTTATCGCCATTTGCAATTATATTCGCTATGTGACCTTCACTGTCCGAAATATGCTGACTTTTCAAGAAAGTATTTACATCCCCATTAGTCTCATTTAACGATACAATTTCTTTATTGGCATTAGCAATTACTGGCTTAATTTCAACATCCGTATCGGCTATGAACTTTGTTGCCGCGTCGGATGTTTTATTTATATGACTTGTAGACTCTTGTATACTTGCTACCGCTGCACTAACTAACTTATCTGTCTGTTTAACTTGCATTTGACTTGTAACTACAATATCACCAATCTTAGTTGTAACTTTATCGGCATTAGCCAGCAACCCGCACGGTCCCGGCGCACACGGATGGTTTATAGCATTAAGTGTATTATTTACACCGGAGCCAATAGTTGCTACAGAAGAGTTTACCACAACCATCGTGTCTCTAACGGACTTTGTAGTTTCTGGCAAACTGTTTATAGCAACTTCAGCCGATTTTCCGGCATTCCCCCACTGAATTAATGCCCACATTAAAACTAAAAGAGTAGGAATTACTAAGCCTATCGCTGTAATTTTAACTAACTTTTCCATTCCTACTCCTAAATAAAACCTATCTGATTTGAGCATTACCTATAAATAAGTAAGAAGGCTTAGATAGTATATAGTTATACTACGGGTACAATTGCTAAAACTACTTGAGTGATGGCTGAAAGTGTGGAAATAACCTTAGCAACTGTTGCAACAGAACTTGGATTCTTAACTCCGGCTGCTGTTTCCAAACCACTAAGATTCGTAACTACATCCTGAAATCCACTAGCCAAAGTAGGATGCACACCAGCATCATATGCTACGGCACTAAGTACCTTTAAATCTTGAACTGCTGCGCTAATAATATTAGCAGCAGGAGAACCTTCCGTAACTTGTGTGGCTATAATGCCAAGTACTCCCGTTGCGTATTTAATCCCACTCTCTATGTCGGTTTCAATTGTAGGCGCATTCTTCTGGAATGCGATAATTTCCTTTTCAAACCATCCAATAAATGTCTTTACTCCGCTAAATAAACTCATACCTAATCTCCCTTTTTAATTTGTTCCGTTGTGCTTTCAACTTTTATTGTCTCTATTTGCTTTTCATCGGATGTAATAGGTTGCACATCGTGTCCTAATTTAAGAGACATAAATCCAATAAAGAAATTATAACTAAAACGATAAGCTACATCTAAAAAATCCTTGAAAGAAATTATCTTTACTGTTCCCGGTTTAGGCAAAGCGGCTGCGAAAGCATTTACAGCCATGCTGGATAAAAGTCCACCAGAAAACGTTGCTAAAATAGTGCTTGTAAGTACCATGCTATCCTCTTACTTTTTGTGCCAACTCTCCATAGTCTGTGCTAGGTGTGCCATCGCCGCCACATGCGGGTTAGTGCTATGAGTTGCTTTTTCTACCATTTCTTTTGGAATCTCTTTATCTTCAGAAATCCCTAATGCTCTATGCAAACCGCCTTTGTGCAAGTGCATCACTACTCTATGATGTGACAACTTCACCGTTTCAGTTTTCTTTTCCGACATACTATGCTCCCGTAGGTGAAGGAGCTACTGGACCGGCCTGTGGTGTAGGTGCTGCTCCTGCTCC